TGTGCCCGCGCCGGTGTTGGCGTTGCCGTCGTGGACGTTGAACCGAGCCATCGTGAGATGGGTCTGCGGGGAGTCAGAACGCCAGCACGCGGCGCAGATGATTTCGACGTGGCTGCCCAGCGGGTGTGTCTCCCAGACGTTCTGCTTGAGCTTGGCGTGGTTGCGCTCATCCGCCTCGACGCTGACGATGCGCCGGGCACCCCGGTCGAGCGCCGCGTAGCAGAACGCGCCGATATGCCCGCCGATGTCGAGGATGACATCATCGGGCTTGAACTCAGTCAGCCGGTAACAGTTGTTGGTGACGACCTCGGTGTAGGCCACGCGGTCGATGTGATAGTTTTCTCGCCAAAAGCTCATGTGTAAGAGAACGTGGTAATTACGAAGTGAAGACGACGATTGTGACGCCAGAGGAATTTGCAACCGGACAGGCATCTGTCCGGGCACGGGAACTCTTCAAGCACCCCAACGGCCCGCGCAAGAAGCGTGCGCCGCTGCCCCCGCCCGCCAACCTCGACAAGCAGGTCGGCACCATCACCCCGGAGCAGTTCGGACGCGGGGATGCCTACTGGACGGGACGCCGCAGGCTGGGTCATCGCACGAAGAAGTCCGACGCCATCAAGGTGGTGGACAGCCTGCTTTCGTCACCGTAAACCCGCCGCACGCTCCACGCGAGCAGGCCCGATAAAACGTGGTAGTCGAGCAACCAATGTTTCGCAGTAGCGCAACGAGGCCCGCGCTGAAAGCGTAAAGTTGAGCACCATCTGGCGTTTGAATAGCGTAGACATTCTGCTTTCGATGCAGCAGCAGCGCGGTGTTGTCACGGTGTTTTCCAAGGTTGGACTGGCGCATGGCCTCGATAGACGAGGGTTGGGCACCACGCCGCACGGCGGCGGATGAGAGCTTGGCACGGTGGGCGTCGGTGAACGCGCCTTGGTAGCGCGCAGAGATGGCTGTAGACAGCTTTTGACGAGTAGTGCTGCTGGCAACGCGGCCACGATTTGACGCGCCAATCTTGGCCCGGACTTCCGCAGGCAGACTTCGACCAGTAAGGCGTGCGGAGATGAGTCGTCCAACTTCTGGTTTCAACTTGCGGCCTGTAAAGGCGTGCGTAGCGGTGTTGAGCAGGTTGGCGAAGCCATAGTGCTCAATCAGTCGTTTCTCTTCCAGCAGCGCAGTAGTCTCATCACTGGACTCAAAGACCTTTTCAGCCGTGAACGGTTGTCCGTTCAGGAGTGCTCGCATCCGTCTGTAAAACTGGCCGCTGGTTCTCTTTCAGCGCAGGGCGGGCTATGACGCGCTGGTGATGGTGCATCCGGTCACGGCTGCCTTTTCCGACGTAGAACACGCGGCCATCCGGCAGTTTTAGCACATAAACATAGTAGCTTTCCATGCCGTAGCTACGAGCGTGGCGGCAGGAATTAGCAAAGCTACGAGGGCATCTACAGCGTTGTTCAGCACGATGTTGCCGAACTTGATGAGTTCGTAGTCGGCGCTGGTCAGCCGCACTTCCGGGTTGGAAGGATGGTCGAGGGCCACACGGGTCACCGAGGTCACGCCGGTCACGGCTTTGACCACATCAGCCACGCTCACACTGGAGGCGCTGATACCGGTGACCCGTTCGCCGTATACAGTTTGCCCCACGGCAAGCTGCTCGCTCCACGCCCGCAGGTTGGAGCGAATCTCCCGGCGCTTGGTCATGGTGTTGTCCCCGGTGTAGCCGACGTAGACGTTTACCGTGCGCTCGGCTGAGTAGCCTTGCACGGTGTTGAGCTTCATGGTCAGGTCGCCCGGTGCCCCCTTAATCCACAGCGAGGCTTTGCCTGTGAGCAGGTTCACGGTGGACGGATAGGCGTCGTCGGCGCTGAGGCTCGTGCCCGACAGCTTGGCGAACCCGGAAGAGACGTAGGGCACGATGGAGAGTTCAGGCAGGCCGAGGAACAGGCGCAGCGACCACGCGGCCAGCGGGTAGATGGGCAGGCTGGCGGTGTAGAGGCTGACGGAGTTCCCGTCGCCGTCCGTCACCGGGCTGCCGCTGCCGCTGCGAGCGATGGCATACGTGTAGTTGTCCTGCGGGGCGGTGAACAACTCGGTCGAGTTGGACGTGTTCAGGTCAGCGATGGGTGTGGCGATGTTGAGGGTGTCCACGCCCTGCGCTTCGTCGAGCGCCCGCACGAGGTTTGAGAAGAGCAACGGCTGGCCGGGTCGCAGGGCGATGATGCTGGCCTTGAGTGTGCCGAGGACGAGGCGGCGCGTGTCCACGATGGAGAAGCCGCTGAACGTCTTGAAGCGGAGGCTGGCGGGCACCGGGCGCGCAGTGCCGTCGTAAATCTGCACGAGGTCAGTGGCCACGGCTTTGGTCTGCAAGTAGTCCATGAGCGCGAGCTTGAGCGCCGAAGACAACGGCACCAAGCCGCCGTCCGTCCCGGTCGTCCACGCATAGAGGACGACGTTGTTGCCTTCGAGGAAGCTGTTTTCCGGTCGGGTGCTGGCGCGGGCGTAGGCCACGCTGCCATGCTCCGGGTGGACGAACTGGGCGGCGAGCGTCTGGTAGTCGTCCAGCGTCACCGCACGGTCGTTGGTGCGGACGAAGAAAGGAATGTTGACGCGGGCCTCTTCCAAGGACTCTTGGTCACGCCCGCCAATGCCGGAGGCCGTGCGGTTGGTCAGCGTGATTGGCACCGGGCTGGACAGGCTGCTGATGATGCCGGTGATGGACGTGCTGATGTCGTTGAGGGCCACGTTGCCGTCCAGACCGCCGCCCACGCGGTAAGTCACTTCGATGACCGCTTCGCCGGGAGCCGAGGCACCGAACACGTCATCGCCGAAGCGCACCACGGTCTGGCCGAAAGTTTGGTCAGCCCCCGCCACGAAGGTTTGCACCCAGAACACTTTGGCGTCGGCTTCGCGCACGGTGGACGGGCTGACCTCTTCCCACGGCACGCCATCGACGGTCAGGCGCACGGAGCCGTCGATGACCGGGAAGCGCGTGAGCTTGGCGGCGAAATCCGGGTTGTTGCCCGGCGGCACCACGAAGCGGTCATCGACTGTCTGGCCCTGCACGAGTTCAATGCGTTGCTCGTAGACATCAGCGGTGGTGGCCTCGGTAACGCCTGTGTAGGCGCTGTCCAGCACGATGCGGGTGAAGTTGGACACGGCACCGGGCGTCGTCTCCAAGCTCTGAATGCCGTAGGTCGTCGTGTCTCCGCGCTTCTGGAAGGTCTGGCCCACGCTGATGAACTTGGACAGGTCGATGGTGCTGTCGATGATGTCAACCGCAGTGGAGCCGTTGGTGACTTGGACGTAGCTGTTGATGACCTGCGCGCCGGACTGTTCCGGCGAGAGCACGACCACCAATACGCGAGGGGTCAGGTCACCCGCTTCGATGGTGAAGTCCTTGAGCGTTTCAAACGGCAGCGCGTCGATGGAAGCCGTGCGAACCTGCGTGCCCTTCTGGATGGTGACATCCGCTTCTGTGGGCGATGTAATCAGGGCTTCGCAGAGCACCGTGGATGGAACAGGATTGTGGAGCCGGTAGCCGGGCAGTGTGCCGATACGCACCGCCGATTCCCGAAGCGTCATCGTCCCGACAAAGTTTTCACCCGCGCCACGGTTGATGATGAACGCCAAGACCGTGGTTGACCACGCAACGATGTCCACCAGCACGATGCCGAACGAGTTCGTGAGAAAGTCGTTCCACACGCCGGGGTAGCGGGCGCGCACGCGCTGCAAGAGCGCGTCCTTGTGGCTCTGGAAGTCTGTCTTGAGATACCGCAGCGAATTTTCAATGGCCATACGCCTCTAACTACCCCGGCTCTCAGCAGCCGACGAGCACGCCGTTGGTCAGGTAGCCGTGCCACTGTCCCGGCGCGTTGATGGAGGGCGTGAGCGACGGGCAGTCGTCGGGGCCGGAAAGAAGCCAGCGCGGATGGATGTCGCCGCCGAGCCGCAGCACGGACGGGATGGTGTCGCCGGGCAGGTTGATGAACATGGAGGCGCGGTCAGGCTGGATGAAGTAGCCGCCGGGGCCAGCGGCGAGCAGCGCGTCGTAGTCGGTGCAGTGGACGGCTTTCACGGTGTCTTGTTCAGGGTGTAGAACACCTCTCGCACTGGGTCATACGGCGTTCCTATCCTGAACTTTTGGTTCAGCAGCGACGTTGAGTAGAATCCGGGCAGTCCTCTCTTAATTTCAGACTGCACATGTGCCACTTCCTGTTCCCAACTTGGCGGATTTTCATAGGTAAATCCGCGCATGAGCAGGCGTCCAGTCCAACTGCGAGCCTTGGATAGATTTCCGGTAGACATGAACACAGGCATGACAAGCTGTAGAGCGTAGACACTGTAGTCGTGCCCAAAGCTGACGGGCCTCCACTCGCGCAGCTTGTTCCAGCGGAACGGACGTTCAGTGCTCAGGTAGACTTGGGCATCAGGGTCTTCCGGGTCAACAGACCAGTCGATGTCCTCGGCTTCCAGCAGGGTGGCGACGAGTAGTTTTGCTATCTGTGTAGACATCGGCAAAACGCTGTATACACTACAGCGAGAAAATCTGGTTGTTGGCCCACGTTACGGAGCCGTTGCCGTTGGTTGAGGGTGACACGGGCAGGCCCAGCGCGGTGTCGATGAAGCAGATGAGGGTGGACGTGCTGTCCACGCCGGTCACCTTCACGATGGCCAGCGCCTCCACGGAGACGTTGGGGAGCGCCGTGAAGGACGCCCCGGATGAACCGGCCACGCCGTTCGCGGTCGTGCGGGCGGTCAGTGTGCCGGAAACGGCGACGCGGGCCTGCGGCATGACATCGGCCAGCGTCGCGTGGGCGGCGCTGGGCGTGTAGAACGCCCGGTCGATGAGAATGGCGCGGATATTGTCGGTCAGCCAGTTGACCTGACCTTCGAGCAGCGCCTTTTTGCCGCCGTTGTAGACGAAATTTGCCATACTGTAAATACGCCGCGTTCTTCAAAGAGCATGATTGAGACAACGACTAAGCTGCTGGTGCCGGATTATTTTCCGGTGGACATGGCCGTGCGCGAGAAGCAGGCCAAGGCGCTGGGCTTCATCCAGAGGGCCATCGACCGGGGCTACCGGGACATCGTGATTGAAGCGCCCACCGGCATCGGCAAGTCGCTTATTGGCGCGGCGGTCTGCTTCTGGGCCTCGCACTCTGAGAGTGCCAAGGCTTTGGAAGGCGAACCCGGCGGCTACTACCTCGTTACCCAGAAGATGCTGCAAGACCAGTTGGAAGAGGACTTTCGACACTTCAAGCCTGAGTTTGCGGGCAAGGCGTGCCTGCTCAAGTCCTCTACGGACTATCCCTGCGACCAGTTCGTCAACTGCATGGTGGGCCGCAGCATGAAGGAGGGCAACGCTCCGGGCTGCAATCTCGTCAAGGAGAAGATGTGCCACTACATGCTGGCTCGGCAGTGGTTCATCCACGGGCACATGGCCGTGACCAACTATCCCTACTTCTTCACCGAGCGCACGTTCATCGGCCAGTTTCCGAAGAAGAAGGTCGTCATCGCGGACGAGTGTCACACGCTTGAAGGCCAGATTCTTGGCTTCGTGGAGATGTCGGTCACAGCGGAAAACCTGCGCGAGTATGCCGCCGGTGTGGATATGCCGCTGATGGAGGACAAGCTGGATTTCTGCGAGTGGCTGGACGAGAGCTACCTTCCAGTGGCCACGGAAATCATGGAAGTGAAGCAGGACATGATGCTGGCCGAGCCGAACGACCGGCGGGCGCAGATTGAGTTTCAGAAGGTGCAGACCCATGTCGGGCGCATCAAAACGTCCATCGAGACGATTACGGAAGACCCGGACAACTGGGTCTACTGGCAGGAGAAGGACGAGTCCGGCAGCCCGTCTCAGTCTGTGGCCAAGCCGCTCAAGGCCCATCCCTATGCAGGCAGGCTTATCCGTGACGCGGCGTCGCTCCGCATCTACATGAGCGCCTATCCGGGGCCGAAGGACACGTTCTGCGGGGTGGCGGGCCTCGACGTTGAGAAGGTGGCGTGGATTTCCCTGTCCAGCACGTTCCCGAAGGAGAACCGTCATGTATACATGAACTTCTCTGGCTCGATGGGCCGGAAGTCCATCAATGACACGCTGCCACGGCTGCTCAAGGACGCGATTAAGATTCTGGACAGGCACCCGAACGAGAAGGGACTCATCCACTGCCACAGCTACAAAATCGGCAATGAACTCAACGCGGCGCTCGCGCTATCCAAGCACGGCAGCAGGCTGCTTTTTGCCCGCAACGCCGCCGAGCGCAACAAGGTCTTCGAGGAACACGCCAAGGGCACCAAGCCCACGGTGCTGCTCAGTCCGTCGATGACCGAGGGGTTCAACCTCAAGGACGACCTCGCCCGTTTCCAGATTATCGCCAAGGTGCCCTACCCCTACCTCGGCGACCCGCAGGTCGCGGCCAAGAAGGATGCAGACCAAGATTGGTATACACTTCAAACGGTGATGACGGTCATCCAAGCCTGCGGGCGCATCGTGCGCTCGGAGACTGACCACGGTGAGACTTACATCTTGGACGAGGACTTTGAACGCCTCTACCTGCGGAACAAGAAATTCTTCCCGCGCTGGTTTACGGAGAGCTTCGTCTGGCCGAACGGAGAGCCGACATGACTTCACCACCAACCAAAACGGTTCTATCGCCTATGCCTAACGACGCACTCGAAAAACAAGTTGGCGGAAGCCACTACAAAAACCTCGCCATTCAACCGGCGGAATACTGTCAGCGCAACCGACTCTCCTACTGCGAATCGAGCGTGATTCAGTATGTGACGCGCCATCGCGAGAAGAATGGCCGTCAGGACATCGAGAAGGCCATCCACTGCCTCGAACTGCTGCTGGCCATCGAGTATCCGCCGCAGCCGGAAGAAGAGGTCGTGCTCTGCGTGCCGCGCAAAGCGTTCGCGAGGCTGCCTCAAGGTCTGGACACCGCCATTGTGACGGCCTTGGTCAGCGTCATCGGCACGCCCAGCAATGTTGTATACGTTGCCCGGTCGAAGGCCGAAGAGGACGCCAACCTCAAGCAGCTTATCCCCTACATCGTCATCGTCTGTGGCGACAAGGTGCTGCGCTATCGCCGGGGTAAGCGCGGCGGTGAGGCGCGGCTCCACGGCAAGCTGTCCATTGGCATTGGCGGGCACATCAACGAGCGGTCGGATAACGCCTACGCGGCTTACGCCAATGGGATGATGCGCGAACTCGACGAAGAGCTTGGCGGCTACGGTGAGTCGGGCCAGTCGTGCCAGATGCCGACGATGGTCGCGGTGCTCAATGACGACAGTGACCCGGTTGGCTCCGTGCATCTTGGCATCGTTCACGTCTTGCGCGTGCCCAGCGAGGACATCGTGGCTAAATGCACGAGCATCGTTGACCCAGAGTTTGTGGCGTTCGAGCAGGCTGTGGCCGAGGGCGACCA